CTTTCTACGATGATCGTACAAGCTACTCGTATGGTTACCATGCTCAGTTATAAACCGAGCTTGATACCATTTCTTTACATTGAGCTCCATTATGCTCTTGTAAATATATTGATTGAACGTAAGAATGATTTAATCTTACTCCAAGCGACATTGTGAAGATATAATAAGTTAGGATGACTATCGTAGAAGTCTTTCCAGTTATCAAATACATGTACATCTGTACCATGTTGATCATGTGTATAGTGTACACATATAATACCTGTATCTAATACTTTTATTTCTTTCATTTGTCTGTGATTATTCTTTAGTTTCTGCATACTATTGTGATATTAGTATCTATACTTGTGCAAACCTTTGTTAATCTGTTTACTACTCTTACCACTCGCATTATAACATTGTCTTGAACAAGAAGATAGTATAACTACAACCACTATGGCTATAATTATATTGATTATTACTCTCATGATTAGAATGACAAGAAAGGACGCAAGAACCGTAATATAAACTCACGCCCAATCCTATCTTTCAAACTAAACTATCTTAGAACTGATCCTCGATAGATTCTTCTGCTTCAACAGTAACCTCATCCTCAATGGATAGTTGTTCGCCACTGTTATGTTCCTTCGCTACATTAAAGTCTTTATTTGTAGCGCTTGAAGCAAGTTCTCTACCAGCATCACTAAGCATACTGTTAACTGCACTGTCAAAGTTTGCGTCTGACTCTAAAGCCTCAACAAAACCTGTGTACGTGTTAACATTTCTACCATCTATTTCATACTCATCAGTTGATGCAGTATAGATAGTACCATAAACAGCTTGTCCTTCTTTAGCATCATACATATAGTGCTTGCTACCGTCTAAATAAGACTCTTCCCAAACACATTTCTTCACTGTCTTTGGTGAAGCTAATGCTAAGATTGACTCGCCTGTTGATAGATCAACTACCTCTTTGAAAGCAGGTGCTTCAAGTGTAATGATCTTGTAGTTCTTCCCGTTACTGTCCTTCACGGGATCACTAATTGATTGGATTTTTACCATAATCTATAAATAATAATAAATGGAGACAAATTAAAAGGCAGTCTCCTTAACCTTGTATTTAACTAATTCACTAATCATATCTTTACAATTAAACATAAATGCTTGCTTAATATGATTGTGCCATCTCTTTGGATAACTATTGATAAGAGTATTATACTCATCATTGTTGTCTAGTTTTACTACATTAAACTGTCCAGTACTAACGTAGTGACGAATAGACTCGTCAGATAATAATTCTGCCATAACTTTATTGATTTAAATAATTGATTTAATAAAAGATACAAGGACCACCTTGTTCAGGTTGTTTTAAAGGGTTACGTAATCGCAACATCTTCCTTGTATCTGTACTTTAGATTGCCATACCTATCGGTTGGGTAATAGTCATATATATCATAAATATAATTCCGGTGTATGCTAAGAACATAAGACCTAATACCCATGATATCATAACATATCTAACTATCTTACTCTTATAACGTTTATTACAATCTTGTATTAAATCAGTAATAAAGAGATAATAAATGTTATAAACTTGCTTTACTAGTGTTTTCATTTGTAAATAACTGTATTAAATGTTGATAAAATTGTAAGCACATTTATGTAGACTAGCTTACATTTAGTCTATATACTATAATATACACTATTGATATGTGTGGTAAATAGTGGTAGATTGTGGGGTGTGAGACCTGGTTGTCGTAGACACACCTGAATTAACTTGTTGAGGATTACACTAGGTAAAGGGAGATGTTACTCTCCCCTAACTCTATGATACTGCTAATTCCTCAACAGTTTCGTACTCGTTAACAGTAGCTATCGCCTGTCCCTCATCGGTAATTAAGACATTATACTCACTCAATGTACCATTCTGACTACGCTTACCTACTGGTAATGTAAAGATGCTATCACTATTATCCCACGAGTCTGTGGTATATGAGATGAATGCACCATTAGGTCCTGAAACCTTTCTAATAAACTTTGCACCTGCGTCTTGCAGATATTCTAATAACTTTTTCATTGTATTACGATTTTTAATTATACTACCACTTTTGGCGGGGGTAGTTACACCGCAATGTTGAGCGGGGGAGGTTTACAATAGGTGGTATATGCATCGACACCTTTAGATACTTTATGTATAAGCGCGCTTTTTTTGCTTTAGCACCCCCCAGAACCTTTAAATTTTTAGAAAATGCACGTGAGTAAGTATGATATTTGGGTGCTCGAAAGGTACAAAGGATAATATCGCTTTTTCTCAGATGTCTTAATTTGCCCGATCCAACAGCTGGTGTACCTGAAGTGTAGCAACTTAACTAGATTTGCGACTAGGGGATCAATGATACAAAGAAAAAAGTTTATATGCATATGCACCCTAAAAAATTTTTTTTGTGTTTTTTATAGAGACTTTGTATATTTACATATAATAAATACATATATTATGCACCATGTTATCGAAAATCAAATCTTTGATCACTGCAGAAAGGAAATAAATGAGACGAAGCAAATGGTAAAGAAATTAAAGGAACGAGGCTTCGTAGTTTATGAAAAAGGCAAAAAGAATGAGCAGAATAAGATCGAAGTATTACACTAACAAAAGCATCAAAACAAGGATTGATAAAATTCTAGAGTTAAATGCTACGTATTGTGCTAACCTAGGAACTAAAACACCATTAGATCTTGGGACCAAAGAAGCTGTGGAAAAAAGGTGGGTAGAAATGGCACAGAAAATTTTTGAACTCGATCCCGAGTTCTATATTAGTGTGATGAAAAACACAGATGGTAACTTTATTAGAAAATATAAAGGATACCCTGCGTAAAAAGTCTCTATAATAGTCCTATAGTTTAGTAGTTCTTTTATTTCATACGATTTTGCCATATATTTATGGGAGAATACAATAAAGAATTATTAAATCAATAAATAATGGACGTAGTAAAAGCAGGAGTAGAGTATAAAGCGACCGATTTCGCAGACAATACAAAATTTCAAACCATAAAGTTTACCGAAAAAAAGGATGGTAAGTTTCAAGACGGAACTACTAATGAAGAAGTTATCAATATTCTTATAGATAGGTTCTATAGTTTACAAAAAAAGAATTTTAGTGCAGAGAATCAATGCATCATACTGTTATTAAAGAATGTAAGACAGTTAGTTGCTAAAAGACTCTCTAGAAAAATAGAAAAAGTAATTAAGTATAATGAAAGTACAAATACCAACCAATAACGAGAGATTCCTTAAAGATTATTTAAACGCAATAAACGGAATATTAAAAATGACACAAACAGAAATTAATGTTTGTGCGACTCTTCTTGGTTTAGATATAAATAATCCTTGTTCGAAAGATAATAGAATGGAAGCAGCTAAGCAACTTAAGTGGAGCAGAGCAGTTTTAAATAATTCTATTAAAAGTTTAAAAGATAAGAATGTCTTGCAGTATGACGCTAGTAAGAAGATACGTTACACGTTTCATCCATTAGTTTATAATTACAAAGCAAACAATGTCTTAACTTTTGAATTTAAAAACACAGATGAACTATGATTATTTTATTGATGTACGTATTGTTGGGCTAGAGAATGTGTTTGAGTTTCTGAATTATCAGAAAAAACAATTTACTCTAAAAGGAATGCAGTTTGAGCATGATGTACTTGTAGATGTAGAGGATTTTGATACTTACGTTGTAAGAATGTGGATGGATCCACAAGATTATATAGATTTTTATGGCAGCAAAAATTAAATTATCAATTTATTATAAGAAACCAAGAAGGAAGAGACCTGGAGTTCATTCCAAAAATAGAAATACAAATCAGAAAACAGGAAAATATTATGATGGATCTAAATACAGAGGGCAAGGGAGAGCTAATTAAATACGTAGTATCTACTAACAAAGTATCCATGCCTAAAAAAATGGTTATTACTTGTTCTAGAGAAGATGCAGCAAAAATTGCAAAACAGCTAGGAGGAGTAGTAATGTACGAAGTTAAAAATGGATAAATTTATATACAGAGGTAAATTATTAAGAGTTGTTGATGGTGATACTATCGATGCTATGATTGATTTAGGTTTTGACACCTGGGTTAAAAAAAGAATTAGATATAAAGGCATTGATACATGGGAAAGTAGAACAAGAGATCTAGATGAAAAGAAAAAAGGACTAGCAGCTAAAGCAAGAAACAAAGAGTTACTAACAAAGGTGTCTAACAAGCCTAATTATTTTAGACTTGTGTCTCATGGGACAGGAAAATATGGTAGAGTACTTGGAGAAATACACATAATGGATAAAGACGAGACAAAGATGAGTGTCAATGAGACATTGATACGTGAAGGACACGCTTATTACTATGAAGGAGGTAAAAAGAAAACGTTCAAAGCAGATGAGTGAAAATAATTTAGTAACTTTATTAAGGAAAGTAGAGCACGAGTTAAAAGCAAAATGTGAACAAACTTATAACGAATTAGAGTGCGATGAGTGGGCAGCAAAACATGGAATGATAGTTAGAATAAGAAAAGATATAGAAAACAATGGCAAAAAATAAGTTAAAACAAGAAATTTATAAGGAAATACAAGAAGAAATGGGAGGTGAGTTACAGGAAATACAACAAATCTGTGAATCACAATTTGAATACTTAGAAAAAATTATGAAAAGAGGAGCATTTGATAGTGTTAGACTTTCATACTTTGGAAGATTTCATGTAAATCCTAACAGACTAAAAAAATTAAACGATGAGGCTTTTCAAAGAAGACAATTTTCAAGTAGTAATAAATCCGGAAGCTAAATTAATACCGGAGTTTAAAAAAATCATAACTAATGACAAAGACAGGAAAAAAAGAAACGCACACAAACACCTTGCATACATTTACTTTATGTGCGACTACAGATCACCCTATTCGATATATCCCGAAGGAGAAAGAAAACAAAGACTCCTCAAAGACTTACACATTGACGATAAATGTCCAATCACCCAATTCGTACGCAATGGGATGGATAAGTACAATGAGTTACAACGTACCCCAGCAATAACTAATTTAAAAGCAATCAAAGAAGGGTTGCTTACATCTTCAAAAGTTATAAATGCGTTGAATGAAAAAATATCTATTGCATTAGATCTTATAGATGGTGACGAAGAAGGGGATGTTGGTAATATAATGAAAGATGTAACTAAACTTTTAGAAGTATCTGAGAAAATACCTAAAGCAATAGATACAATAAATTCTTTAGAAGAAAAAGTTAAGAAAGAACAAGCTAACGAAGCACAAATTCGTGGTGGTGGAACTAAAGGAATGTTTGAAGACTAATGGCAAAAATAAAATTTAATACAAACTCTAAATTAAAATGTGTCTGTGGACATAAACTAAGAATCACAGAGATAAAATCTGATGGGGTAGAATTTGAAAAATTTTGTCCGCAATGCGGACGTACTACTCATGTAGATTATGATAATAATGAAACAGGAGGAGAGTTTGTACCATATGGAGCTGCACATTTTGTATATGAAAACGATGAAGGTAAAAACTTTAGTGGTACAATAGAAAGAGAAAATGATCTAAAAGGATTAAAAGCATATTGTCATCATCAATATGAAAATGGTCAGAGTTTTTATTTAGTTATATCTAGAATAAAAGAAGATGGTAATGTAGAGGTAATTAAAAAAGATTATACACGTCCAGAAAGATTAGAAAAGTAATATGTTAGTAAATACAAGAGCATTTAGCGAAGAAGCTACAAAATTTGTAACTGAAGGAATATATTGTGGTGATCCTCCAGGAAGTGCTCCGTATTATGAGTACTGGTCAGAACAATTGCGTAGATGTACAGAAGGATACACTGTAGGAGACACTAGAATTACAGGTCATCACTATTTTTACCTAAATTTTTGTAGGATTAAACTAACCGAAGCTACTGAAAAACGTAAAGCTGGTCTAAAAACAGTGTCATTTCCTAATTTCTGGGATGGTGACTACCAATATTTCCATGCATTAGAAAAATCTGCAGAAGAAGGCAAGCATTTGATTGTAGCAAAAGCTAGACGTAAAGGATTTAGTTACAAAAATGCTGCCATAGCTGCTAATTTATTTAATACTAGACGTAATTCTTACACATTGTTGTGTGCTCACGATAAAAAATACTTATATCCTAAAGGAATTATGACAATGGTAACTGATTACATGAATTTTCTTAACGAACACACAGGATGGCAGAAGAGAAGACAAGTAGTTGACAAGATTAATCATAAAAGAGCTAGTTATCTACAATATATCAACAAACAAGCTATAGAAAAAGGATATAAATCAGAAGTTGAAGCAATCACTTTTAAAGATAACCCAGATGCTGCAAGAGGTAAAGATGCATCACTAGTTATATTTGAAGAGTGTGGTGCATTTGATAATTTAAAAGCATCTTATCTAGCAACACGTCCCTGTGTTGAGGATGGTGGTATTGTAACAGGACAGATTGTACTGTTTGGTACGGGTGGTGATATGGAAGGAGGAACAATTGACTTTGAATCTATGTTTTATAATCCAGAAGCTTATGATCTGTATCCATTTGATAATATATGGGACGAAGGATCTACAGGATCTACATGTGGTTTTTTCTTTCCGTCATTTCAGAATAAGATCGGTTACATGGATAATGATGGTAACTCTTTAGCAGAACAAGCAAAGAAAGAAGAAGATGCTAAAAGAGATCAACTAAAGAAAGAAGCAAAAGATGCAAGCACGTTAGATAAATACATAACAGAATATCCTTGGATGCCTAGAGAAGCATTCTTACAACAAAGAGGTAATATGTTTCCTGGTGCAGCTTTAGTATCATGGCGTAATGAGCTAATGAGAACAGGATTACACAATAAGATGGCAGTAAATGGAATACTAGTAGAAACTTCTACAGGTATATTATTTAGACCTAGTGATAAAGTAAGACCTGTTATGAAATTTCCACATAATAAATCAGATGATGTACGTGGGTGTATAGTTATGTATCAAGCACCTGCATTTAAACAAGATAAGATACCTAACGATTTATATTTTATAGTACATGACCCCTATGCAAGTGATGGGTATGGTGCATCGTTAGGAGCAGCATATGTTATAAAAAGAGTAAACAACTTTTCTAAACCAGATGACATGATAGTCGCATCTTATGTAGGTAGACCTGAAAGTCAAGATGAATATAACTATAATTTATTTTTATTAGCTAAATATTATAATGCACAGATAGGATTTGAGAATGATAGAGGTGAAGTTATACCATATGCTAAGAGACATAGGCTACTAAACTATTTATTACCAGAAGCAGAACTGTTTGATAAAACAGATGGTGTACGTATACGAAGATTAAATAGAACATACGGTACATCTATGGGATCTAGTCATAGAAAGAATCAAGCAGAGATATATTTGCGTGATTGGTTAAGAACACCAAGAGGAACACAAGAAGATGGTGATCGTAAACTAAATTTACATTATATTTATGACATTGCTCTGATAGATGAGCTAATAAAATACAATACAAAAGGTAACTTTGACCGTGTATCTGCTCTTTTAGTCGGTATGTTTCATATGAAAGATCTCTATAATAAAGAGATAGAAGCAGAGTACGAAGAATCCGACAATTCGTTTTTTAATAGAAGATTTTTTCAGTAATTTGTAGGCATGAGTAGAATTCCGAAGCAGAAACTCCCTCGAAGTCGGAAAACTAAAGAGTGGGGGAAAAAGTCTATGAACGCCTTTATTGACAGAACACAGTTCTCTAGTCAACACAAATCTCATATGCATAAATATTATGATGCTTATAA